TGCCATCGGCAAGGGCAGCACCCTGAAGGAGCGAGCGATCCAGGTCGGCCGTGCCGCCAAGGCATCTCCAGAACTGGCGACCGCAGCGGTTCTTGGTACGGCTGGGGCGGCTAAGGGCGTCCACGGCCTTGCTACCAGGAAGAAGACCGCTCAGATGAACCGGGTTGCCGGGATCATCACCAAGATGGCGGAGGGGGATGGTGAGGGAGCGTCGATTCAGGCCGCTCATCACGACAATCCGCCGCCGGCTACCCAGGCGGAGCAAGGTGTTCCGAGTCTGCCCGGCCCCGCGGCCAAGCAGGAGCGGCTCATCAACTCCAACCAGGCAGCCATCGACTACACCAAGCGTGAGGCGAAGGCCGTTCCCAAGGAACAGATGGGTGAGGTCATTGACGAGCCAGCCCAGAAGAAGTCCACGGATCCGGTTCTTCAGAACAACCTCGGTGCCACTGACACCGCCGGAGTGAAGATCTCTTCGGCGGAGGAGGTCAAGGTGGCGAGGGCTCTCCTCCAGAAGATCGCGGAGGAGGGGGCGAAGGAAGATGCTTCGCCAGAGGAGAAGGAGAGGGCCTCTAAGCTGCAAGAGGTTCTCAAGGCCAAGCAGGAAGAGCAGAAGCAAGAAAAAGCCGCCGGTTTCGGCCGCGGCTCGATGCCCATCTCGGGTGGGTACTAGGAGGACATCATGAGCCAAGCAAAGATCAGTGCCGCGCATGCCGCTCAGGTCTACAGCGAGGTTCCCGGTGTACTCCGGGCACTCGCGACTGAGAGGGACGAGCTGACGACGAAGTTGGGGGCAGCGAACCGCAAGCTGGCCGAGTACGAACGTGCCGACCGAATCGAGAAGATCGCTCGAACGATGGAATCGAAGGGGATCGACCCCGACTCTTCCATCGAGGACAAGATCGAGCGCATCAAGGAGGCGGCATCGAGTGGTCGTTCTCTCGACGTCATCGCGGAAGCGGTGGAGATGACGGCGCCAGACGGTTCGTTGGGGAAGCTTGCCGGGGTGGAACAATCCGGCAACGCGGGGGACTCGCTCACGTCGTATCTGCTGGGTGGCCTCTCCGAGTAGGCAGCAAACGAAGAACTGACGGAGGATTCCAATGGTTGTCAATTTCGCTCTGACCTCTGACCTCCAGCTTGTGCTTCGGCGAGATTTCCAGCTCGCTGACAGGACGCTGGCGAACCCCAACGGTACGAACCCGCTGATCGACGGCGAGTTCGTCAATCTCAACAGCGCCTATCAGATCATCCGCGGCGTGAGCGGAACTCTGGGCTGGGCGGTTTTTGCTGAGCGTGGACGTTTCGACGTCCAGGCCATCGGCAAGACCACGGTGCTCTTCGGTCAGACCTACGAGGCGGACACTCGCGTGTTCACCGCGGGTGCGGGTCTCCTGGGGGCGTTGCAGATCAGCGACTCGGTCAGCCTGGACGGCAAGACGAAGTCGGGTCTCGCGACCTGGTCTTCGGGTCCGGTCATCGGCTACGTCACTCGTCTGCCGGCGAACAACGGCGGGAAGCTGCGCTTCCTCCAGACGCTGGTCTAGCCACAAGCCAAGCAACGAAGGAGAGAGAACATGAGTGTTCCAGCCCGTCTTCTGAACGACCTCTTCACCAACAAGGTGGGGACGGCCGAAGGCAAAGAAAAGATCGCCGAGTACGCTGGCACGTACGTGCGTGACCGTCTGCGTGAGGTTGCGTACAGCCGCAAGGTGCTTCCGCCGCAGATGGTGACGCGTGCGGACTGCCAGCGTTCGGTCAACCATGACACCTTGGTCAAGATCGTGGACGTCGAGCCGAAGTCTCGTGCCATGAGCCTGACCTTCCGTGGGCAGCCCGAGGCGCGGTTCATCCGTGCGCCTCGCGCCGAGGTCGCCTTCTTCACGGTCAGCTCGGAGAAGTTCGAGAAGACCGAGCAGGAGCTGCTGGCCTACGAGATGCCCATCACCAAGATCATCGAGGACAACTCGGTGAAGGACATCCAGGAGATCGAGGACCGCGAGTTCACGATCCACATCGAGGCGGCGGTCCAGGCTCTCCAGGCCGAGGCCAATGGCGGCTCGGTGACCACCCTCAACGCCACCGCCATCGCGGGGGGCAGCGTGGTCGAGTTCAGCGTCCGTAAGGGCGAGCTGGCTCGTGGGGCGACGACGGACAACGGCACGGTTCTGCCGGTGCAGCGTCCGGACTTCGTCAACCTCTTCAAGATGCTGGACGGCAATCGCCTCCGTGCGGAGCAGGTGCTCATCACCGAGCCCGACTGGGACGACATCCTCCAGTGGACCCTCGATGACTTCGGCGGCAAGTTGCAGTCCGAGACCACGGTCGACGGCTACAAGTACAACATGCTCCTGGGTCGGCAGTACATCCGTACCATCAAGACGGATCTGCTGCGGTCGGGCAACGTGTACTGCTTCACGGCGCCGGACTTCCTGGGTCGGTTCTACATCCTCAACAACACCAAGTTCTACATCGACAAGATCGCGAACCTGATCACCTGGCAGTCCTGGGAGGACATCGCCATGTCGATCATCAACATCGCGTCGGTGCGGAAGCTGGAGCTGTACTCGGGTGATGCGACCACCAACGATGCGGATGGTGTCCTCGCGTCCAAGGTGCCGGTGTCCGAGGAGGATCTCGGCGCGGAGAACAACCGGGTCGATTCTGGCCTGGTGTACCCGGGCATCGAGATCTACTAGCCTGGCGTCGGTGAGAGCCGACCTGGACTGGTAGTCTGGGGCGCCAGCGTCTCGCTGTAGGCGCTGGCGCCTTTTTTCTAGGAGGAACCGATGGCCGAGCAGCCAACATACGTCATCCGGAACATCGTGGGGGACTCGCGGACTCGTCTTCACCGTGCGGTGGCGGCGAGCAAGCAGCGTGGAAAGCTGTTCATCGCTGGCCGTTGGTGCCTTCCTACGAAGAGCATGGAATTCACGAAAGCTCAGTTCGCGGCTTCCGCAGATCAGCTCAAGCAGCTTTTGCTTGCCGGGTCTATCACCCTTCTCACGCCGGACAAGATGACGGTGACCACCACGCATATGGGAGAGTTCGTCCTGATGCGTGGGGATGGGGCGTCGAAGGTTCTGCCGATGGGCGAGCTTCCTTCCTGCTTCCAGCCTACCGTCAAGGCCGTGCCGAAGGCGCCGGAGCCGGTCAAGGTGAAGGAGCCGGAGCCGGTCAAGGAGGAGACCATCGTCCCTGATCCCCCTTCGGAGCCAGTGGTTGAGGTGGTCGAGGAGAAGGACGAGACCTCCAAAAAGAAGAAGAAGAGGTAGGTCATGGTCAAGGTCACCAACAAGACAGATCGTGTCGTCGAGCTGGTACGTTGGAAGGTGCGGCCCAACAGCTCGGACCTGTTGGACGCCGGCGGGTATCCACAGACGTTGATGCCTGACGATCTCGCCTTCAGCACGGCGGCCAAGCGACTGGCGGACCAAGGCCTCCTGCACATCGAGGGGTACTCCAGGGTGCGCGTCCCGAAGGCGGCGAAGGTAGAGTTGAAGGTGGAGACGAAGGTAGAGGCGCCGAACTCGGATGTCACTGTGGAAAAGCGCAAGAAGGGGAAGTAATGCATCCTGCGGCGGTCTCGGCCTTCTTCTCCGAGTTCGGCGATCTGATGAAGGTCGCCGAGCTTCCGTCTGTGGTCAAGAACCCGGAGAAGCAATCTCCGTACGGGCGGCAGCTTCTCGAGGGGCAAAAGATCGAGGAGGAGCACAAGGATACGGTGGGTTGGTTGAAGGATAATCCCGAGGCTCCTCCCAAGGCGGCGTATCGGAGCATCGCTGCCGACCACCTGGATGAGGACAAGAAGTACTACACCCACCTCAAAGAGATGGAAGACAAGTACAAAAAGACGGCGGCGGTGATGAGGGGCCGCTTCGCATGACCGCACAGCTCCAAGGGCTCTCTGGTATCCCTGGTGTGAGTCCGATCTTCAACTCTTTCATCCAGACTGTCCGGATGTTCATGCGAGATCACCCGCAGCTCAACCGGTTGACGAAGGGTGAAGAGTCGTCCGACCGGATGATTGCTTGGGCGATCTTGGACTTCCTGAGCGACTTTGCTGGGAGCCCACCGGACCTGGGGTACTACACGCTCGACCAGCTCATGGGGATGCACTACCAGTCATTCGCTTTGCGCGGGACGACAGTAGCGCTTCTTCAGTCTGTCGGCATTCTCCAGACCAGGAACCACCTGAACTTCTCGGACGGTGGGATCAGCGTGAATGTCTCGGACAAGGCGCCCATGTGGATGCAGTGGATCAGGGACTTCCAGAACAAGTATGAGCAGGAGAAAGTTCAACGGAAGGTATCGTTGAACATCGCCCAGATGCTCGGTGGGTTCTCTGGATCACATAGCGAATATTTCTTCATCAATGGGTGGTATGGAGTGTATTGACAATGTACGGTCTGGCGTGTCTTTAGCCCGTAGATCAGGAGTGAGCGATGGCATTCAAGGGCAGACAGTTCGACAGCCTCCAGGAGCTTCTGGACTATCTCAACGGCGTGGTACTGGGCAGAGAACTGTCTCCGACGCTGGACCTGGACGGGCTGACATTTATCGTCAACGACGGGACGGACAAGACGGTCACGTTCGTCGGTAACGGCTTGACCCCGAACGTGGTCATTGCGCAGATCAATGCGGTGAAAGCTGGTGCGGTGACCCTACGAAACTACGGTCAGACGGCGCCGCCCCAGTCTCGGCTGGCTTTCATTCTAGCCGCCCTCAAGATCAAGAGCACGGGTACGGCCAACGCTCTGCTCGGGATGCCCACCAGCGGCGGCGACGTCACAATTGGCGCCGGCGCTATCGCGCTTGCGGACATTGTGGCTATCGACGAGTGGACTGGCCGGTACACGGTTGTTCACCAGTAGGAGACTCTCATGCGTGACGAAGAACTGTATCGTCTGCTTCGCGGCGCCGAAGACCGTGAGGTCTCCTGGGTCAAAGGTGCGGAGCAGTTCCTGAAGCTGAAGACGGCCTCTGGCGGCCTTCGGGAAGACCAGAAGGAAGAGTTGCGCCTACACGGTCGCAAGCTCGCCATGTCTTATCGGATGCAGGATGCTCTCACCAAGGAGGCGGCGGAGATCAAGTCTGCGGCCCCGATGGTGCATCTCCCGGGTGTGGCCCAGGCCGAGGCGAAGAAGAGGTTGCTGAAGCGTCTTGGTGTCGCTGGGGGGGCTGTCGCTGGTACCGCGGCGGCTGCCCTCGGAGGCCGGGAGATCTTCAAGCGGCATCTTGCCAAGCGCAAAGAGAAGACGGCTCAACCGATCGCGGTCGCTGATCCCATCACTCCAGAGGAAGTGGGATCTGCTCTGCGCCGTGGTGCTCTGAGTGCCGTCCGCAGCAAGATCACGGGGGACATTTCTCACGCTGAGAGGATCAAGCGTAAGAGGGGGGAGCGATGGGGCTCTCTCCTGGGAACTCTGGGTGGCGGGGCAGCCGGTGCGTTGCTGGGGAAGAAGGTGGCGCCGGGACTGAGCTGGATGGCCGGTCCGGCAGGTATGGCTGCGGGTGCAGTTGGTGGGAAGGCGTTGGGCAAGACTGTGGGGGAGGAAGTAGACCGCAAGAAGATCCTCAAGGGCTTCCCTCAGTTCAGTTCTGGTGTCGAGTCTACGGGAGCGATCGAGAAGGAGTCCGCGCTCGAGCTGGCACTGGACAATGACAAGACGCCCATCGACAAGGAAGCGTCGGCGTTCCTCCAGAAGTTGTCGTCGCTCCAGAAGCGCGCCAACGAGGACGCGGAGATCCCTATCGAGAGTGGGCTCCCAGGTAATGAGCCCGAAGAAGAAGATGAGGATGGAGATCCACTCGAGGGTTTCCTTGCGGCACAACAGCAGGCGAACGAGGCTGATTTCTTCCGTCAGCAGGCAGACGAAGCCGCTGCCAGGGCAGAGCAACTCGAGGAGCAGGCTGAGATGTTGGAGCAGCAGAACCAGCAGCTCCAACAGCAGGCGCAGATGGCTCAGCAACAGGGTGAGCAGCAGTCGCAGATGTCGCAGCAGCAGACCCAGATGGCCCAGCAGCAGTCGCAGATGGCCCAGCAGGATGCGGTCCAGGCGCGTGATGAGAGCCTCGGTGTGCAGCAGCAGAACATCGCCATGCGCCAGGCGATCACTCAGTACCGCCAGCAGCTCATGGATCTCCTGGCACAAGACCCGACAGCAGAGCTGGGACCGCCTCCGGCGCCCCAGACTCCCATGATGGGCGTGCCCCCGGGCGCAGGACCAGAGCAGGGTGGGCCCCCGCCTGAAGAGGGTGGTCCTCCCGGCCCTGAGCAAGGTGGTCCTCCTGGCCCGGAACAGGGTGGCCCCCCACCAGGTATGGAAGGGGCTCCTCCTGAAGGCATGCCGCCTGAGATGCAAGGTGGCCCACCTCCAGGTCCTCCCCCGATGCAGGCACCGCCCCAGTCACCGACTGGGGTTACCGTTAACGTCAAACCGCCGAAGGCTGGGGCAGCACAGTAGGAGTCGATCATGGAAAAGTTCCTTGTTGATCTCTATCACGAAGAGCAAGAGAAGATCGCCTCCGCTGAGTTGGACGGGTTCTTGCGTGAGCAGAGCACGGACGACCTTGAGTCGCTCTTGGGCATCCAGAAGGTTGCGGTCAGCGGACCAGCAGAGCCTCCGATGCCGACCGCGCTTCCCGGCGGGAAGCTCGACAAGAAGCAGAAGCTCGTGGATGACTTCTCGGCCAAGCAGCGTGGTGAGACTCCGCCCACCCGTGAGCAGTCCGAGG